CTGGCCCTGGCCCGAAGCCGCCCGGCGGAATGGTCCCGCCTGGGGGCCCGCCAAAAGGCCCGCCTCCGGGCATGCCGCCGCGTCCGCCACCCCCTCAACCGGGTAACCCCCACTGATGACCAACTACTCCGGCTTTCGGAAATCGTCCGACGTGATCGACTGGATTCGGTCGACGCCCGGTCAGTTCTTCCTGAAGCAAATCGACGAGCGCTTGGAGACCGCGCACGAGAACCTGCTCGCCACGTGCAGCAAGTCGACGGACCCCAAGGTCACGGCCGCTGCAACGCTATGGAATGAATTGGCAACACTATCGGCGTTCTTCCGGAACGCTCACAAGGACCGAGTGAATGAGTGACCTCACCGACACGAACGGCGTCGCACGCCCGCAAGTAGACAGCAGCATCCTCGACGCGCGCGAGCGTGAGCAGGCAGAGCGCCGCTCAGCCGTCATGCGGAAGCGTATGTCGCCACCAGGCACCCTCGGGCTCCCTCGGCTGCTCGACGAGCGGCGCATCGAGTACGGCATCACGGATGGCGCGTTCGCTCGCCAGGCTGTCTTCGATCGCGTCTTCATCTGGCAAATCCCCATGCAGAAGGGCGACAAGTTCGAATCGGACTCGCTCATCCACATGCCGGAATCGGTACAGCAGCGTGAGAAGTCGCGCGCCCCACAAGGCATCATCGTCAGTGCGGGCCTGCGTGCGCTCGACCAGCTGCGCTCGCACGGCATCGACCTCGGGCACAAGGTCTTGTTTTGCCATGCCGCTCCCTATCACATTCGATACGACTCGGTGCTCGGGCTCGAACAGCACCTCATTATCCTGCTAGCCGGCGACATCATCGGTAGCGAAGACCTGGCAACGAACCTCAGAACCCGTGAAGTGCGCTACCGGGCTCAACGCACCGAGACGACCGTGGAGCACACCTTCATCGACGAAACCGGAAAACCCTGGCTGCCAGCCGACGCCTGGCGAGCGGAGCATGAATAATGGCTGGAGAAGATAGCGACCAAGAAGAGGCAGCAGTAGCCAAACACATCGGCGGCATGCGCGAACGCATGGGTGCCGCCAAGGAGGGCGAGACCGACGAGGTGTCAGTCGAAGCGCCCGAGGCGGACGAAGACGACGAAGACGAATCCGAGGTGGCGCAGCCCACACGGCGTGACAAGCGCGCCGCGCGCATGAGCTCACGCGAGCGCGCCGCCGCCGCCGAAGCCGAAGCGAAGGTCTTGCGTGAGCAACTTGCCGAGCGCAGCCGCCCGGTGCCCGGCACGCAGCAAGCGCCCGTCGCCAACACGGCCGAAGTTGACCGGCGCATCCGTGGCACCTACGCGGAGCTCCAGCGCTTGGAGGACGACTACTCCCGCGCCCAGCAGAACCGCACGCTCACGGCTGCCATGGAAACCGAGATGCGCGAGAAGGCGATGGAGCTGGAGATGCAGAAAATCTCCCTCGCCGCCGAACGGCGCGAGATCGTAACCGCCCCCCGCCGTCGGCAGGAAGAGCTCACGCGCCAGCTCGAACGCGAGAACTCCGACGTTTACGGCGACCCGCGCGCACTCCAGTTCGCCGCTGGCCGTGTGAACCAGCTCATAGCCCAGGGCCGGAAGGACTCGAAAGAGCTGCACGACGAGGTGATGGAAGAGGCGCGGCGCACCATCTTGGGCAAGCGCCCCAAGCCCGACGCCATCGAACGCCAACGCGCAACCGGCATGTCGGGCGGACCGCGCACGGCCCCGGCTGCCGCGAGTCGCACCATCCCTATGCCGAAGGGCAGCCACTACTACAAGATGGCCGTCAGCATGTACCCGAACCTCGACGCTGGCGCGGCGTGTCAGAAGTGGGCGCAGACCGTCGGGAAGAAGCTCTTGGCGAAGACTTCAGGATGAGCCCAGTCACCGACTGGGGCATCACCATCAATGGCGTGGGCTCGGCGGAATGTGGCGACTCCGAGAGGCGCGTGCGAGACATGGTGCAGGGCTTTGTGCGCGGGCTCCGCAAGCAGGGATACGTCGTAACCTCAGCCAAATTCTCGGTCACGACGCGGGAAGATTTGACGAAGCTGGACCGGCTAGAGCGCACGGACGGGGCGGAAGAGTAAGGCTCCCGTTGACGAGGGCGTGGCGCCCTGCATACTAAACCCCATCGGCGCCACGCTTAGCCAGCGGACGCTTTGACGGCTCCAGCGATTCCCGTCGCTGCTGTCTGAACTCCAGGGAGACCCCACCAGTCGGCAAGGTGGAGAACCTGGAGTTTCGTGTCGTCAAATCACGTTATCAAGAGCAGGACTCCCGCTGCTTCGGCTCGCAAGGACCCGCCCACGCGCGCGGTAGACCGCAGCCTTCAGCAGGGACAAATCAGGGGCGGTGACCCAACCAAGCATTACGTCTGGGCCTACAAGGTAGGACTCGGCGGTGTCGGTTACTACGAGAACCTCGGGTACGACATCGAAGTGAAGCGCCCGGGTGGGCCGTACTGCACCTCGCTTCGCAAGAGCGCAGGCGATGGATCGCCCATCGAGTGGCAAGACAACTTGCTCATGTCGATCGACAAGACGGAGCTCGCCGAGCAAGAGGCGATTGCCCAGCTCGAAGTCGACGCGACCGAGCGCCGCATCCTTTCCCCGAGCAGCGTCGTCGACGGCCTGCGCGGTATCCAAGGCACGCGCAGCCGTAGCAACGGCGCGGCCATCTCGCTCGTGAATGAGACCACCGACAACACTATTTCGCTCGGCTGAGGAAACATGGACAACGCAAGACGATACGGGTTTCGCTGGGCGCGTGGCTACAACCGGAACTCGCACCCGGACGTGTTCGAGTTTCCCGTCACCTCGGGCACGAACTTCACGGTGTCGGGCTTCGGCACGAACCTCAACCTGAACGTCGGCGACCCCGTGCGCCTCGACGTGAACGGCGGCGTGGTGCTCGCGGGCGGCAACGAAAACGCGGCCACCTCCCAGGCGCCCTTTGGCGTCGTGATGGGCTTCGGCCCCTACTTCAACGGCAACCGCATGGTGCGCGGAACCGTACTGCCGTCGGGCGTGACGTACGGCACGAGTCTCGACCGGCAGTCGAAGGTGCTCGTGACGCCGTTTTCCGAAGGCATCTGGGAAATCGACGTGAACGACATCGTGACGGCAACCACGCTGCTCGGCTACCAAGCCCTCGTCGGCGAGAACTGCGACCACCAGCTGGCCGCTGCCGCCGTCGGCGCGGTGCCCTTCGCCGCAAATCCCGTGCTCGCCATCGCGACGCACAACCCGGCGACGACGACGCTGTCCATGCGCATCTTCGGCGTCTCGCAGTCGTTCGACAACCAGGACTTCGCGGGCGCCTGGGTGAAGATGCTCGTCACCGTGAACAAGGGCGCGGAAGCCTTCTACACGAACGTAGGTACGTAATGGTCTGGGACCGGAAGAAGGCTCACTACGAGCCGCCGCCCAAGGTCGAAGAGGAGCCCGAAGAGCTTTCCTCTAGCGACTGGTCAGAAACTACACCCGACGCGCAGACACTCGTGCTGCGCGCCGAGGAGACGCCGGACCCGCGCGAAGGCGCCGCGCCGGTAGACACGTACCTTCCACGCCCTCGGCGCGAAGAAGCGCCACCGGAGATTTGAGCCATGCCCTCAGGCATTCCTGTCTTTACCAGCACCATCTCGGACGGCCTCAAGCTGACCCTGGATGAGGTCGTCGACGACAACCTCACCACCTACAAGTCGAAGCTCATCATGCCCAAGTGGATGAAGCAGTCGAACATGGAGGACAACTACGAGGACGACTTGGAGATGGCCGGCCCCGGGCTCGCCGCCGAGAAGTCGGAAGGCGCCGAGATGCAAGCGGGCGGCATCCAAGAAGGTGCCCTCACTCGCTACATCTCGCGCACGTTCGCGCTCAAGCTCATCGTCACCGAGGAAGCGGCCGAAGACTCCAAGTACCCGGCCATCATCCAAGCTGGCGCTCGCCTGCCGCGCGCGATGTACAAGACCGTCGACATCGACGCGACGACCCTCCTGCAACGCGCCGTCAATCCGCTCTACACGGGCGGCGACGGCGTATCGCTCGCGAACATCGCGCACCCCTTGCCGGGAGGTGGCGTGTTTTCAAACCTCATGACCACGCCCATGAGCCCGAGCCGCATCGCCGTCGCAACCGCGACGACCCAAATGCGGAAATTCCCTGGCCACGACGGCACCATCGAAGGCGTCGAGCCGGTCGCCAATCTCTGCCCCGAAGAGCAGTGGTACATCTGGGACGGCCTCAACATGTCGGAGAAGGACCCGACGGCTGGCGCCTTCAACGAAATCAACGTCGTCAAAAACTTGGGGCTCAAGACCGTGCCCATCAAGTACTGGACGAACACCACGACCAACTGGGGCCTCCTGTCCGACGTGGACAACGGCTTCAAGTGGAAGTGGCGTAAGAAGCCCAACACGCGCAGCTGGGTCGACAACGACCAGCTCTTGCTCAAGTACGGCATCTACGCGCGCTGGTCGCGTGGCTGGACTGACCCGCGCTGCATCCTGTTCGTCGCCGCGTGAAGGAGTAGTCCCATGCCCGGAATCTCGCTCCTCGACGCACAGCAAATCTACTCGAACAACGGGCTCCGTACGCAGTACGGGCTCATTCTGCCGGCGGGTTCCCGGGTCGCGGCGTACGTGCGCTCGACGGGCATTCAAAACGGCGACGACTCCTTCCTGACCACGAATCTCGTGCAAAAGCTGGCGGACGCGCTCCCCCGCGTGCGCCCGGGGTTCGGGGACTTCGTGATCTGCCTGCCGGGTCACAAGGAAGACGTGACCGACGCCGTGACCTTCTCGCAGGCCCTCCCAGCCGGTGTGAAAATCGTTGGCGTCGGTCGCGGCTCGAACATGCCGCAGTTCACCTGGACCTCGCCGAGCGCCCAGCTGAACATCTCGCAGAACGACGTGCTCATCTCGGGCATCCGCTTCCTGCTCGCCGGCACGCCCACGGCTCCCGTCAATGCGGCGCAAGCCATCAATATCACGGGCAACGATGTGGGCTTCACCTTCAATGAGGTGGAGCTCGGCAACACGGTGGCAAACGCCACCATCGGCATCGGCATCACGGGCACGGCCGCGCGCTACGACGTGAGCGGCAATGCCTTTCGCGGCTGGGGCACAGCTCCCGCTTCTGCGTCCATCGTGGTCAACTCGACGGGCTTCGACGGCATCATCTCCCAGAACCGCATCTTTGCGGGCGCGGCCGTCGCGACGGGCAACATCGCCGTACTGAGCGCGGCTCAGCGCTTGGCCATCGACGACAACGAAATCCTGAACATCACGCCTGGTAGCGTCGCCGGTATCTCGTACGCGAACGTGCTCATCACGGGCGTGTGCTCGGGCAACCGCATCGCCGTGGCTGCCCCCGGCGCTGTGGTTCCGGGGGTCACCGGTATCACGGTCGGCGGGCTCAATAACCTGACGGCGTTCTTCAACAACTACGCCGTCAACG